TGTTGTCAAATGCCGGGTTATAATGGACGCCCAAGTCGACAAGCAGGTGGCAGACAGCGGTGTAAGTACCTTCCGGAATGGGGGTAAAAGTGGATTCGGATTTTTCTTTTGCAATCAAACTCATTTTTTATTCTCCTTCGTTTTCGTTTTTGGGTTCGGCGTCAGGCCCGTTTTCCTGGTCTTTGTAGGCAGCGCCTTCGGCAGGCTCGTTTTCAGGTTCATAGGCCTTCTTTTCGTCTTTTACATACTGGTTATAGAGTTTCTTGATTTCGGGGTAGCGCTCGAAGAAATCATCCGCGTATTTCGCTACAGGCTCCTTGGGGAGAAACTTCACGAAGCGGACGTGAAGGATCAGCTCGCGGACGTCCTGGCCTTTATAGTTTTCGTACTTCGTGTCACGGACGGCGCCGGCCACGAGGAAATGATCGCCCTTGCGGCGCTTGATGCAGAGGATGTCGGCAACCTTGCCGTAGGCCTTGCACTTTACGAAGTCAATGCCCTGGCCATAGCCGTCACGATAGACGGCCATGACAAAGGTGCAGGCGGAGCGGCCTTTTTCCGTGGTGGCAAGGATCGGCTCGCCGGTGAGGATGCCCTCGACAAAACATTCGTTGAACATCGCAGCGGATCTCTTACTTGATCTGGATGTTCTGCCGCGTCTCGAGGCGGGCGTGCTCGATCTGCTGGCCGTTCTTCAGCAGACGCTTGATGTCCGCCTTGCGCGGCTCCGGCGTGATCTTCACGAGGCCGGGGGCGTTCACGGTCGCCCACTCGATGAAATCATCGTCAAGCTCAACGGTCTCGGATTTGCGGTAGGTGATTTTCACGTCCTCGTCCTGGTACTTCTCGCCCTTGGTGAGGTAGGCAAGGAAGCGGGCGGCGCGGTCATAGGCACGTTCGGCGGTCGCCTGGCGTTTTGCGAGGCGCTGCTTCTCGGCCTTCAGAGCTTCGGCTTCGGCCTTGCGGTTGTAATAGTCGTTGCGGAGGTTGCGAATCAGCTTCGCGTAGTCCAGCTGAAGCTTTTCGAGATCGCCGAGGAGGATCTGCTCGGTATCGACGTAGGGGAGCGGGACGTCCGCGTTCTCGGCGTCAAGCTGTTCCTCGAGGGGAACTTCGCGGAGCGTGCCTTCCGGGGTCTCGATGAACTTTTTCAGTTCGCCGGTATCGGGATCGGTATAGGTTTCGAGCAGGCGTTCAACCTGCTCATCAAGCTGATAAATCATCTGGGGGTCTCCTTTCTTATTCTCTTCCCCATTGCTCGGCCATAGCGCGGGCGATTCCGGGGAAGGTCTTTGAGCGGACACTTGCTTTCCTGGTATAAGTATCTTCCCATGTCCTCGCTTTTCCGCTTGGCATGACACCAAACAACTTTCGATTGTTCGGCTTTGGAAGATCGTTCGATTTGAGCGGCGGGAGGCCCTTTAACCACAAGCAAGTGCCTTTTGTTACATATTGCTCGGCGTCCTGCTCGCTATCTGCGAACATGTACGGGTGAATAATCTGGTCAGGCTTTCGGTATGCCGTGTTCATAAATCCGGTTGGATTTTCCACGGCGATTCTGTCACAATGGGCCAGAACGAAATACATAAAGAAAACTGCGGCCTTGGCGCGATCTTCCCAACGGCGGACAACTTTCTCCGGAGTGTTACACCGAAGACTCAAGTGCCTTGTACCGACGTTTGACAGGTAAGTGCAGGGCGGATGGGCAATCAGCAAATCCCACGGGCCAATTTGTGTGTGTGTGTGTGTATCAGCCGTTTGGAATTCGCAGTTTCCGTTAAGAAGCGGGAGGCAATCGCCGCGGATGTGCCATTCCGGATGGCCGCCGGAGCATTCCTGAATATCACAGGAAAAAGCTCTGTGCCCAAGTTCACGGAAGGCCTTGCAAACCGTCTGTGATTCTTCGCACGCAATCAAAACATTCATAGTCGGGCCTCGTCATTCTCTGTTCTGCCGGAAGCGGAGCTGTTTCACTCCGGCCGGAAGGTTTACTTCCTTTCCCGTGACGGGGGAGATGCTGCTTTTGACTTTCTGCCATCTGCCGGTTTTCAGGCGGCGGAGCTTTTCTTCCGGGTTCCAGCCGCAGGCGTCGCAGCCATAACCGCAGTTCACAGCGGGGTAATACATTTCGCCTTTGCCTTTGCCCTCGCCGCGATAGATGAAAACGCATGGGGCATTGATGCCGCGTTTGAAAGCCTTTTCGTATGATTCGCGCCGGCCTCGTTCAGGCGCCGCGGCAAGCGTGGAAACCACGGGGATCCCTGGCTTACTCAAACTTGATCGCCTCCCGGATCCGCTCGGCGGGGATTCCGCCGTTGCGGCAGATTCGCCGGAGTTCCGTCAGCGTCAGATCGCCGGGGTTCGCCAGGCGGCGGGCCGCGGTGCTCTCGCTGATCCCGGCGGCTTTGCTGAGAAGCGGAGCTGATAGCTCATAGCCCAGGAGCAGACGCCGCACGTCCCAGAATGGCGGGTCAGGTCTTTTCAGCTTCGGCATTGGGCTTCACCGCATTTACCTGGGCTGCATTGCTCGCCAACGCATTGAGCTTCTCCTGAAGCTTGTTGTGCTCATTGTACCAGTACAGGACACGATCCTGTTTCTCGCTGAGTTGCTTTTCAAGGTCGGCGACCTTTGCCTGTAGTTCCTGGGCAAGAGCATCCGATTCAAGCTTTTTGGTTTCAATCTCGTTGAGGTTCTCAATGTATTTGGAATGATCTTCGACAATTTTGGCCGTTGCCATGTCAAGCCGCGTAACGTATCGAACTATTTTTGAATACTTTTTCAGTGGAATGCAAACATAGTCAGCTGGGATTTGCACATAGGGGCGAGCTTTGTTTTTCATGGAGTTCTCCTTTCTAAATGCGCCTACAAAAGTAGACAATCACAGTAAAAAAATTTCGCTGGGTTTGACATTGAATACATCTGCGAGCTTCGCAATCGTTCTGGTGTTCACGTTGACTTCTTCGTTGTTCTCGATTTTGCTCAATGTGGTGCGCGAGATCCCGCTTTTCTTTGCGAGCTCTTCCTGAGACATGCCAGATAGTTCCCGAAGCTCTTTCAACCGGTTCTTAATCATTGCTTCACCTCCGTCCTTGCGTCAACTATTGTGGACATGTGTATAATAGCACAGCGCACATTGAATGTCAACAAAAGTAGACAAAATAATCGTTGACTTTCTTTTGTAACTAATGTAAACTAAAGTTGACACTAAAGAAGGGAGAGCCAACAAATGACACTGGGTGAATTCATAATACAGTACAGAGAGCAGCATAACATGTCAGGACGTTCCTTTGCCGCCATGGTTGGCATTAGCCCGCAGCAGATATCCAATATTGAGAAGGGAATCGGGAATGATGGCAAACCGATGACCTCAACGATGAAAACATACAAGAAGATAGCGGAAGCTGTCGGAATGACGGAAAAAGACTTTTTGAATATGCTCTCGGATAATGTCACGGTAAATCCGGAAGATAATCCGGTAGATCAGGAAGTGATCGACCTGGCCCAAATATTCAGAGATAGGCCAGATTTGCGGGCCCTTATGGCTGTTGGTCGGCAGAATACGCCAGACCATGTTTACAGGCTGATTGAAAAGTTAGAGACAATGGAAGAAGGCGGTTAAAACGGGATTGCCAATCGAAGATGCGGATTATTTTATCAGAGTGATGTCGTTCGGCGTGCCGATTCCGGCTGTGGTCCGGCTCAACAGCGACGGAACATATATGATTTATCTTAACTCCGACTATGATTATGAGCACTGGCTTGATTCCTGGGAGCACGAGCTATGGCACATTGTCCATGACGATCTATACGGCGAGAAGGATATTAGAGACATAGAGTGGAAGAAGGGTGCATAATATGAAAAGAATTTTCTCATGGGTCGTAACTGTGGTGTTGGAATATATCCTGATGATTCTTGTGGCATTTGCATCGGCACTTGCTGTAAGAGCGTTTCATAGTATTGGTCAGTTAAGCGAGGGCCTTTTCTGGGCGGTTGTTATCCTGGGAGGATCAACAGTTTTAGGGGCGTTTATTTGGCTGATTGGGCTTGGGAATGCGCTTGTTGTTGGAGCGGCTGAAAAGATTTGCCCGAGCAAAAAGGGAGTTAGGTACATAGTAATTGGAACGCTTTTTATTGCTTTGTATGGTTTTTTGACTTGGGCAACATACATTGGAGCCACACAGGGAATCAGCATGGTTTCTGAGATAGCCTGCATCATTAATGCAATCGCTTTCTTGGTTGTTGCCCATACTGCAAACGCCGAAAAATGAAAGAACCAAAACCGGTGTTGCTCCCCTCCGGTAACTGGCGGGTCCGGCTCCGTCTGGGCGGTGAAGACCTCTCTGTGACGATGGCCACCAAGGACGAATGCAAGGCCGAAGCGCTCCGGATCAAGACCGAGTACAAGTTAGGCAAGAGGGAAGCCGTCAGCAAAGCAGCGAAAGAACTCACCCTGAAAGAAGTGCAGGAAAGATACATCGAGAAAAACAAAGCTGTTTTGTCTCCGTCGACGCTGAGGTCGTATAAAATCTATGCAAAGACGCGGTTCCCAGAGTACCAGAAGACCAAACTGAAAGACCTGGACTTCCAGCAGGTGATTGATGACGAGCTGGATCTGAAGAGCGAGAAGACTGTCAAGAATGCGTGGGCTTTGCTCCGGCCAGCGCTTGAGGCTGCCGGGTATCCGGTACCGAAAGTCCGTCTGGCTCCGGTGCCGATCAATGAAATACCATTCCTGCAGCCGTCTGAAATCGTGCCGTTCTGTGATGCCCTTGTCGGCAGGTCCTATGAGATCCCCGCTTTGATGCTTCTGCATGGGCTCCGTCTGTCTGAAATGCGCGGTCTCACCTGGGACAATATCGACCTGAAAAATGGCGTCATGACCGTCAAGGGCGCTCTAGTCCGAGGCCCTGACGGGGAAGTGAACAAGAAGCAGAACAAAAACGCCACTTCGACGCGTCCGGTGCCGATTATGATTCCGCGGCTCCTGAAGCTCCTGAAGACCGCTGACAGCAAGGCAGGCCCCGTGGTGGTAATCGGTGCGGGGACGATGCTTGACGACGTTAAACGGGCCTGCAAAAGGGCGGGAGTGACTGAAGTAACCTGTCATGGTCTCCGGCACTCGTTTGCGTCTCTGTGTTATTACTTGGAGATACCGGAAAGACAGATTCAGGAATGGGGCGGCTGGAAGGATCGGGCAACGCTTCATCGAATTTATATCCGCCTGACTGCTGCGGGGCAGTCTGAGGCCCAGGCCAAAGTCACAAGCTTTTTCGGGAAATAAAAAAAGCCGCCTCAATGGGCGGCTATTCGTGGTCATTTCCGTGGCCGTTTTCGTGGCCAGAATTGAGTTTTGAGCGTCATTTTTGAGAGTGCGACGTCATTTTTGACGGGTCCGGAAATGCCGGAAAAGGCCAGTAAAATAAAGAAAAGTCCCTGATTCTTGACGAATCGGGGACGTGGGTATTTTGGTGCCGGTGGTGGGACTCGAACCCATCTTGAAAACGCCAAAGGTGCTGTACT